TTGGTGGTCGATCTGGTTACTGTTAGCAGGCCGCGGTGCCGGCAAGACCAGGACTGCAGCCGAGCAGATTGGCTGGTGGGCACAGTCCTACAAAGCCACCAGATGGCTCGTAGCGGCCCCAACAAGCAGTGACGTAAGGGGTACATGCTTCGAGGGTGATTCAGGCCTTCTGAGCGTGATTCCTGCGGTCCTGATCACTGATTACAACAAGGCCTTGCATGAGATCAAGCTTATTAACGGAAGTCTGATCAAAGGCATTCCCGCCAGTGAACCTGAGCGCTTCCGCGGTCCGCAGTTCCACGGCGGTTGGCTCGATGAGTTAGCCGCGTGGGAGTACATCCAGGAAGCCTGGGACCAGATCCAGTTTGGTATGCGCTTGAAGCTGCCCGACATGAAGACCAGGCTGATCTGCACAACCACACCCAAGCCTAAGGACCTGATCATCGACCTGATCAGCCGCGAGGGTGATGATGTGGTGCTTACCACTGCAAGCACTTACTCAAACCTAGATAACCTGTCTGAGAACTTCAAGCGCCAGATCCTGCAGTACGAAGGTACCAAGCTTGGCCGCCAGGAGATATACGCTGAGATCATCGACCCTGAGGAAGGGGGTATTGTCCAACGGGATTGGTTCAAGCTTTGGCCTGCCGGCAAAGAACTGCCCAAGCTCGAGTATGTGGTCCAAAGCTATGACTGCGCCTTCACTGAGAAGACGGTCAACGATCCTACCGCATCGATTACCTTCGGTGTCTTCAAGCCCCAGGACGGTGGCATGTGCGTCCTGATCATCGACGCCTGGCAGGACAGACTCCAATACCCCGATCTCAAGCCCAAGGTCATTGACGAGTTCGAGATCATCTTCGGTGAAGGCAAGACCGCCAAGAAGGTTGACCTCGTGCTCGTTGAGGACAAGGCCGCGGGCATCGTGCTGATCCAGGACCTGCAGCGTGCTCACATCCCGGTGAGGGCCTACAACCCAGGCAGGGCTGACAAGATCCAACGCCTGAGCATCGTGGCTAACATCGTGAAGGCTGGAAGGGTGTATGTGCCTGAGTCCAGCAATCGATCGGGTTACGTAAGAGACTGGGCTGAGGCCATGGTCACGCAGATCTGCAGCTTCCCAAATACCGACCACGATGACTTCTGCGACGCGTTCTCGCAAGCACTCAGATACCTAAGAGATGCAAGCTGGCTCAACATCGACCCGCTACCGCCTGATGATTACGACCCTGAAGACCTCATCGATGCTGGTGTCGTCAAAGAGAATCCGTATGCGTCGTAATGAAGGCTTAAGGATAATTCCTCGAAACTGCCCCCCTACCCCCACAGGGGTGGTGAGCAGGGATTCCTCGGGCGATAAACGCCACCTCCATGTCAGTTGCCTGACCCCTCGGCCTGGAGGTTCTGCCAGCCGCTGGATTCTTACGGATTTGCACCGGGTCGAAACGCCTTACCAGTACCCTGTTCTTGTCAGCGGCTGGGTAGCCCATTGCTATCGCGGACAGTACGGTCGGCACCAAAGAAAAACCCCAGAACACTTAGGAGGGGCAAGGCCCTTTGGCGTTGGGCAATCACGCAGTCTGCTGAGTAAGACATTGTGACCACACAAGCCCCACCTAAATACTCTGGGGTTGTACTCAGCACTGCCGGCTGCCACACCGACAGCGCGATGATAGTGAGTCCAGATAGACTTTGCAAGCCCTACTGGTTATCATCCCGCGCAAACGGAGGCCGATGATGCCCAATCCCAAGAAGCTGCTTGAAACCTTGTACGGCGTTCCAATGCAAGACGGTGGAAGCCCCCTCAATCGCTTCATGGGCAAAACGCCAAAGCGCGGTGTGTCCTCATTGCCGGGCTATGGCCAAGGCAACATTCTGCAAGACATCGAGTCAGTGTCCAAGCCTCTTGCTGGCGGTATTGATGCAGCGCTTACGGGCCTGCCAATTGTTGGCCGCACTTTGGTATCACCTGCCGTCACTGCTGGTACCTTCATCAAAGAAGCAATCAAGAGTGGCGACCCTTCAGACACAAGCCCATTGCAACGCGCCTTAGAAGCCTCTCAGGAGTTCATTACAGGCGATATGAGGCCCATGCAGACTGAGCTTGGCCCTGAGTACCTTGAGAGCGCCGCCGAGGGCTTAGAGCGCTTTATACGCGAGTCTAAGCTGCCACCTATCTTGCCCCAGATGTGGACTCCCGCAGCCATGCCTGGCGCAGTGGGAGCAATTAAAGGTGTGGCAAAAACAACAACAAAAGCAAATATTCCTGAAGTCTCAGCACCAAAGGCTGCGACAATCCCTGTCCAAGGAGTGACATATGAAACAGCCACAGAAGGACCGTTCTACCGCGTCCGTCCTAGCGTCTCTCAAGCGCCTGCAGGCCAGCGTCGAGGCACGCTCGAAAGCGATGGGACTCAAGCCGGACAGCGTCCCGCAGGAGGAACTGGAAGCGATGTTCCGCAACCAATTACGAATGAAGCAGTACAGCAAGTAATGGCTGACCCGGCGAACTTTGTTCGTCAGTCAGCAGACACTTATGTGCAAGAGGCCTTCGGCAGGCCTTACGAACTGCCAGAGATTTCTGAAAGCTCCATCTTCAAGCAAGCGCCCATTGGCCGCGCCTTCATGCTTGCGACCACTGAAGACCCGACATACAAACAAACCATCTTCAATGAATACGCCAGGCAAATGCCTGACGTCGTTAAAGAATCGGGCGCCAAGAACTACGATGAATTGCTGGCTGCGTCTTACAAGCAATTAGCCAAAGAGACTGACGAGCAGTTCAAGCGTCTGCCCATAAGCCTTTCGTATCACCGAGCAGGCGAGGGCAACTACCGCAACAGCAAGCAAATGCTGCAGGATGTATACGGCAACAAGCACCTGTACGTCTTCCAGGGCGGTGATGAGCACCCCTACTTAAAGACAGTTGATCCTGAAACCGGATTGAATGAAAACGAAAAGTTCCGTGCTGTGCATGACTTCTTTGGTCACGCGGTGCATGGCAACGAGTTTGGCCCCAAGGGCGAGGAGACTGCTTGGGCAGCCCACAGTCAGATGTACTCGCCCCTTGCACGCTTGGCCATGAGCACTGAGACACGAGGCCAAAACAGCACGGTCAACTACACCCCACTGAATGCTGCACTCAAGCGCACCATCAACGAACTGAACATGCAACGCTACGAAGCCAATCGTCGCGGCAAAACTGAATTAGTCAAAGAGATTGATTCGCAGTTGAAAGAAGCATGGAATGGCTTTCAGTTTGCCCCACAAAAGCCAGTGCTTTTGCCACCCGAGTTTTTAAGCACAAAGTACGAAGGCGAGATGCCTGATTACTTGCGAGGACTGATCAAGCCCGAGGAGGGCACCTTTGTCAACATGCCCATGATGCATTTCAGCAAGCAGGCAGGCTTGACTGAAACAGATCCGGCGTTCTATGGCACGGGCATCAAAGGTGAAGAGGCCGCACGACTGGCTGGCACTGGCTCGGTCAGACCCAGGACTTACTTTTACACCGATGAAAGCGTAACACCCGAGCCTGGCTTAGGACCACATCGTTATCGTGCCATGGGTGAAAATCTTTATGACCTGACGGCTGATCCTCTCATGCTCAACATGTTGGCCAGAGAGACGACGCGCATCCCGATGACGGCAAGCTCTAACAAAGGATTGGCGCAGCCCACTGAAGCAACCAATGCGCTTGAGCGATTAATCCGCGACTATGGATATGCCGGTTACATCAATCCACAGTCAACCAAGCCGAGCGCCGTGATGTTTGGCAAAGTGCCAGTAACACCTTATAAGCAGGGTGGTCCCATGAGGCGAATTCATATATCTGACAACCTTGACACCATGGCGCTTGAGTTAGCCATGGGCGGTGCTGTGCGCATGGCTGGCGGCGGTAAGCTTGAGAAGATTGCCAAAGCATCTAAAGCAGCAGCCTTTACAGCGCGTGAGCTAAGAAGCGAAGCCAACAAGGTAGCCAAAGCCATCGCCAAAGAAGATCCCAAGATGGCGCCTGAAGATGTGCAAAAGCGTGCCGCTGCAATCGCCGAGAAAAACCTCACTTGGACGAAGCAGCAAAAACCAGCCATTGAAAAGAAATTTGGCAAATTGATTGATGCACCCGCCTCCGCATCAATAGGCGATCGCTTGCAAAATGTGCCCGAGGTTGTTGAACGACGCGCCCAAAAGGCCGAAGAATTCCTCGCTCAACCTACCGAGCCTTGGCAGCCGCCGCGTGCTGAGCTACAAGCATTTGATAGATCGCTCATCAAAGATGCCATGGAAGGCTTTCCTGGTATTGAACAAACGGCATTCCCGCGCTACTCGCCCCCAAGGGCCAACATTGGTTACATCGAAGAGATTTACCAGGACCCGCGTAATCGAGCACTCATTGAGGCGCAGATTAAGCGCGGGTTGCCCCTGGGTGGTGAAACTTTTTACGCTTCGCTTTATCCCATGAAGATGGCGGCACTTGAGCGCGGCATACCCGAGGAAAAGTTTAATCAGTTTATCTACAGCACTGCTCCGGCGTCGGCGCGTAACTCCATCCTAAATGAAATGGCAGTTGGCCAATTCCTACGCGACATGAATGCTCGAGGCCTGCCCCTTGATGAGGAAACCGTCAAGCGCGAGATGGAAGCATTTAAGCAAAAATACGGCACTGGTCTGCCATTGATGCCCGTGCATCGTGAAGGCGTGAGAAATGTTCTTGAAGGAAATCTTGACCTGCGCGAGATGTCAAAAGCAGACATACCAGTTAATTACAAAATCCCAACTTACGGCACACAAAAAGCTGGAGACTTTGGCAAGTCAGTGGTGCTTGATGTGCATGAGGCGTCGGGCGAAACGCAAGCAAGTCGCTTTCACCCCTATTTCAGTAAGCAGGGTGGATTTGGCTCAACTGAATATGGCGCTGCAGAACAGCAAATGCTGGACATCGCTAAAAGCCTGGGCCTGCCTGGCGGTACGGCACAAGCTGGCCGCTGGTTTGGCGGTGGCGAATTAACCGGGTTAGTATCGCCCCGCGGTGACGCATTAGATTTACTTGAGCGCCAAGCTGCCTACACGCTTAACGGCATGGGTGTAAAACCTACGCCACGCAATGTGCGCAATTACCTACTCGACATGATTGAAACGGGCGAAGGTGTCTTGATGCCTTACTACAGCAAAAAAGTACCGTTGCCTGATGTCCGCACCGAGAAAAAGAAGGGCGGCGCCGTGAAGAAGTCAGCGCTTGATAGCGTTAAACGAGGATACGAACATGCCTGAGATGCCTATTGAGCAGGACTATGGCCGCTTCATTAGCGGTATGGCCGATGACGAGGTGCCCGTTGCTGATATGTCAGCCGAGTTACCTGATGAAGATGCAGAAATCGAAGAACTTCCTGATGGCTCTGCTGTTGTCCGCATGGAAGACACCAAGGGACCACTTGAAGACCCAGACTTTTATGAAAACCTAGCTGAGGTCATCGATCCCTTTACGCTTGACAGCATGGCTGTTAAGTATCTTGACCTGCTAGAGAAGGATAAGCAGGCTCGAGAAGACCGTGACAAGCAATACGAAGAGGGATTAAAGCGCACTGGTATGGGCAAAGACGCCCCTGGTGGCGCTACATTCTTTGGTGCCAGCAAAGTAGTCCACCCTGTCATGGCAGAAGCCTGTGTGGACTTTGCAAGCCGTGCCATTAAAGAGCTTTTCCCGCCTGATGGCCCAGTCAAAACCAAGATCCTTGGCGAGAATGACGAGGAAAAAGTCAAACGTGCTGAGCGTAAGCGCGACTGGATGAACTGGCAGCTTACTGAGCAGATCGAAGAATTCCGCGATGAGCAAGAGCAAATGCTCACGCAACTGCCTTTGGGCGGCTCTCAGTACCTCAAGATGTACTGGGATGACAAAAAACTGCGTCCGGTGGCTGAATTTCTGCCCATTGATAAGGTTTTGATCCCCTTTGCCGCAACGAATTTCTACACCGCACAACGTGCAGCAGAGATTCATGACATTACTGGCTGGGAATTTGAGCAACGCATTGCTGCAGGCCTGTATCGAGACATCAGCCTGACTCGCGTTTCCATGGAGCCGGAGCCAACACGGCCAGAAAAGGCCAACAACAAGATCGAAGGCCGCAAGGCAGACGAGAATATTGACGGCATGCGCCGTGTTTTCCACATTTACACCTGGCTTGAGCTTGAAGATGACAGCTATGCCAAGGGTGAAATGGCGCCCTACATCCTGATGGTTGATGAAATCGACCGTGAAGTGGTCGGTTTGTACCGAAACTGGGAAGAGGGCGATGAAACGATGACCAAATTGGACTGGGTCGTCGAATTTAAGTTCATTCCATGGCGTGGTGCTTACGCTATCGGGATGCCGCACCTCATTGGAGGCCTGGCAGCAGCCCTTACAGGCTCCTTACGGGCGCTTTTAGACTCTGCTCACATCAATAATGCGCCGGCAACGCTCAAACTGAAGGGCGCAAAGATCTCTGGCCAGTCTGTACAGGCTGATGTGACGCAAGTTGTTGAGATTGAAGGTGCGCCAGGCGTTGATGACATTCGCAAGATTGCGATGCCGATGCCGTTTAACCCACCCAGCCCTGTGTTATTTGAGCTTTTAGGCTTCTTAGACAAGGCTGCCAAGGGTGTTGTGACGACGGCAGAAGAAAAGATCGCTGATATAACGGCACAGGCTCCTGTAGGCACCACACAAGCACTGATTGAGCAGGGTGCCACTGTCTTTTCTGCTATCCACGCTCGTTTACACGCCTCACAAGGCCGTGTACTGAAGATTTTGCAGCGCCTTAACCGCTGGTACATGCAAGACATGCGCCGCGGTGAGCAAGTAGTTGATCTTGAGGTCCAGCCAGGCGACTTTTCACGCATGGGAGACGTTGTGCCGGTGTCTGACCCGCACATCTTCTCTGAAACGCAGCGCATGGCGCAGATTCAGGCAGTCTTGGCACGATCAGACAAGGCACCAGACCTTTATGACCGTCGCGCCGTTGAAGAGCGTCTCTTAAAGCAGCTAAAGATTCCTGGCATCAATGAATTGCTCAAAGGTACACCGGCACCTGAAGAAAGAACGGCTGCTGATGAGAACGTAGCCATGGCATTAGGTCAGAATGCTTACGCTTACCCGCACCAAGACCAGTTAGCACACCTGCAAGCGCACTTAGACTTTGCACTAGACCCTGCCTTTGGCCAAAACCCCATCATGGCATCGTTCTATCTGCCTCGAGTCCTTGAGCACATCAAGCAGCACATGGTCCTTTGGTATCTTGGCCGCATGAATGGCTACCTAAGCAAGGCTCGTGGCGAACCCATGGCCGAGAGCGACTATGAGAACAAGCAACTGACTGCAGAGATTGACAAGACCTTTGCCATTGCATCACGCCATGTCATGCAAGACAGCCAGGCCGCATTCAATCAAGTCGTGCCAAAGCTTCAGCAATTGATGCAGGCCATGCAGCAGCTTACGCCACAGCCTCAGTTACCGCCTGAAGCGCAAGTGCTCAAGGAAACCAGCCTGGCAGAGACTCAGCGCCGCGCACAGCGCGATCAGGCTGAGATGCAACTCAAAGGTGCCGACATGCAGCAACGTGGCCAGATTGACATGGCACGACTGCAGGGCGACCAACAACGCGCAGCCCAGCGTGATCAGTTGGATGTGGCGCTTAACGCTACAAACAACCTCACCAAGGAGCGCATAGCAACTGCACAACTCACCCAGAAGGATGAGCAATTGCAGGCAGAGCAGTATGAGACTGCTATCCGGCTTCAAAACGAAGCCCAACGAAACTTAGGAGCTAATCGTGGCCCAACCATCCAGTAACAACCTGAAAGACCAAGAAGCCGTGCCCTATCACAAGCGTATTGCCATGGGCGCAAACCTTGACGGCACAAGCCTGCAGTCTAAAGGCCAAACCCAACAACCCAAGACCAAAGGAGGCGCACTGCCCACTAAGAAAAAATGAACCCTATAGCGGACTTAATCCGTGACATCAAGATGCGCCAAGCTGAAATAAGCGGTTCTCTTGCAGCAGGCAATGCTGCGACATGGGAGGCGTATCAACGCACGGTCGGAATCAATCTGGGGCTGACTGAAGCACTCCGGATGATTGAATCAATTTTGAAGGATGAAGATGAAGATGAATGAACCAGTAGCTTCTAACGAAGCTGAGATGGCTTGGGCATTTCCGAGCGTAGATCCTGGTGCGAAACCTCTTGGTGGTCGTGTGATGGTACAGATCCGTCGCTCCAAGAAGAAAACCACTAAGGCGGGTATTTTGTTGGTTGAAGAAACCAAAGAGACAGAGAAGTGGAATACGCAGGTGGCCAAGGTTATCGAGGTTGGACCTCTTGCGTTTTGTCACCGTGACACGATGCAGCAGTGGCCTGAAGGCTCTTGGTGCAAGGTCGGTGACTTTATCCGCGTACCCAAATGGGGTGGCGATCGCTGGGAAGTAAGGGTGCCTGGCGAAGACCAAAACGAAGATCCGGCGCTCTTTATGATCGTTAATGATCATGAGGTTATTGCCAAGATCACGGGCAACCCCCTTGAGACGCGAGCCTTCCTATGAGCAACGAACATGAAGAAAATATTCCGATCAAGGAGGAAGCGGATGGCTCGGTCACCGTTGAACTTCCTGATTCGGTTCAAGTTGCGGCGGACGATGACCAAAGCGACAAGACTGAAAGCAGCGATGTTCCTGGCGATGATGATCCCCCTAACGCTGACGAACTCGATTCCTTACGGGCTGCCCGGCGCGAGCGTAGGCGTGCGAAGAAGGACTTAGTCCGCAAGACACAGGCCGAGAAGGATGAGCGCCTGCAATTGCTGCAGCGCCAAAACCAAGAGTTGATGGAGCGCTTAGCAGTCGTTGAGCAACGCACTCACGCCAACGATCTCGCACAAATCGACAAGGCTATGCAAGATGGCGAACTTCGTGTGCGATATGCCAAGATGAAGTTGGCTGAGGCTGTGCAAGCACAAGATGGCGAAGCCGCTGCCCAAGCCAATGAAATGCTGCTTGATGAGCGCCAAAAGCTTGAGGCTCTTAAGAACTTCAAGCAAAAGGCAGTTCAGCCACAGCAAAAGGCAAACATCCCCGATGCAAGCGTTCAAAAGCAAATCGCTAACTGGATGCAACGCAACCCATGGTTCGACCCTGAGCGCAAAGATATGGATAGCAAGATTGCTAAACAGATCGATGAGCAGCTTAATGCTGAGGGTTGGAATCCCGCAACTCGAGAGTATTGGGACGAGATGGACAACCGCTTGCGGAAATACATCCCGCATCAGTACAATGACGACTATGAGGATGATTCTCCTCGACGTAGACCCAGGAGTGCTGTGACAAGTTCTGGCCGTGAGAATGCAGCGTCAGCAGGTGGACGCCAAACCTTCATGCTAACCCCTGATCAGGTTAAAGCCATGAAGGATGCCGGCTTTTGGGACGACCCCAAAAAACGGATGAGCATGATCAAGCGTTACGCTGAACAGAAATCACAGAACCCAAGGAGCTAGTCATGGAATCACGCCTTAAAAAATCTCTTACTGCTGGTGGCCGTCATACTCGCGCAAGCGAAGATCACTCGCGCTTGCCAGCAGAAGAATCGTTCGCTAGTACACAGGACATTGACCAAATGTGGAGTGACGAGTGGACACAAACCGCGCTGCCAAAAGTCCCAGATATACCTGGATGGCATTTGTGCTGGCTTTCCACCACCAATAGCTACGACACCATTGATAAACGGATTCGCCTTGGGTACGTTCCTGTGCTTGCAGATGAGTTACCTGGGTACGATAATTACCGTGTAAAAGCTGGCGAGCATGTGGGCCACATCTCCTGCAATGAGATGTTGCTGTTCAAGATCCCCATGGACCTCTACCAGAAGGTCATGACGCACTTCCATTACCAAAAGCCAATGGAAGCAACCCAAGCGATCATGGAGCGTATGGAAGAGTTACAGCAGGGTGTTGACAGTTCAGGACATCGACTCCTGAAGACGGAAGGCGAAGG